GCAACAAAACTCCGTTCGAACTCAGGTTCGACATCTTCAACGAAGCAAAAAGTATACTCGGTGAGCAATACTACAGTGAAAGAGAAGATGCACTTTCTCGACACCAGATTGAGACAGAAGCGGGAAAGAAACCTGAATTTCCAGAACTACCATCATACCCATCTTTTTCTGAGATCAGAGATATGGCACAGCGTATAAACACGTTCGTGTCTGATGGCAAATAATAACCATCTGCTGTATCCGAGGCCCGAAAGGGCCTTTTTTTTGACTTATAAATAGTGTAGACAACCAATTGGATTTATAGGATAATACACCATGGCTTCTACCATTAATGACGTCAACTTGTTCCAGCCCACGGGCTTCCAGATTAGCATTGACCGGGCAAACTTCTCAGCTATTACTTTTTTTGCGCAGCAGGTGATGCACCCTAGTATGTCAACTAATCCAGCCGAATTCATGGTTCCGAGGATAACCAGTATTCCGATGCCAGCAGATACGGTTACTTTTGGTGAACTTAGCATTCAGGGAATACTCGATGAGAACTTCAAAGCGTACAAAGAAATATACACTTGGATGCTAAAGTTGGTCAACAGTAATTTCTTACCAGCTGGGTCTAGGACTGCCACCGAACCACCTAGTCACTGTGACATTACGGTCATAGCTTTGACCAGTGCCAACAACCCCAACATTACAATTAAATATAGAGACTGCGTGCCTACGAGTGTGGGTGATATAACATTTGACGCATCCCAATCGGATGTATCTGTTGTAGTATTTCCCACGACGTTTAAATTTTCACACTTCGAAGTTATCTAACTGAGGAAAACTTATATTATGGATATAGATCTTATTATGGACCAGTGGAAGAACGATTGTGTAATCGATCCCTACAAACTAGATGATACTTCACGCAACACCCCTATGCTGCACGCGAAGTATCTTCATCTCCTCTCTAAAGCTAAATTGCGATACAAAAACTGTCAACTGCAGCAGAAGACTCTATTGCTAAAGAAGTGGAAATATTACAATGGAAAAATGGATGAGGCTGAGATTGTAGCTACCGGTTGGGACCTAGATCCTTTGAATGGTCTCAAAGTGCTCAAAGGTGATATGGACCTATACTACGATAGCGATAAAGAAATTCAGGAGAGTGAAGCTGATATCGCATACTATAAAATGATGATAGATACATTAACGGATATAGTAGATAGCCTTAAATGGCGACATCAGACAATTGGCAACATGATTAAATGGAAGCAATTTGAAGCCGGTGGATAATCAAATAAAAATTACCATGTTGAACCATAGCACCATGCACGTGGACGCTGATCGTGGTATTCAACAGGAGTTATCAGAGCATTTCTCATTCTTTGTGGAGGGGTATAAATTTATGCCAACATACCGCAATAGAGTTTGGGATGGCAAGATCCGTCTGTTTAATCTTCTGACCAGTGAGTTGCCGGTTGGTTTATATCTAGACGTAGCTAAATTAGCCCAGACACGTGGATACCCGATTATATTGGTTGATACAGTATATGGTATGCCCCTACGCAGAGACTTCGTAGACGCTGAGACGGTTACCGACTTTACAAGGAGCATAGACCTACCTTACCCTGCCTATGACTATCAGCTCGCCGCTATACATCATATAGCGATGTTTAAACGCGGCATTCTACTATCGCCTACAGGTTCCGGTAAGTCGCTGATGATATATGCCTTGATGAGATGGTACATGAAACACGAGACCGGGGATATTCTTATAGTCGTTCCCACTACAGGTCTTGTTGAGCAAATGCAGGGTGACTTCGAGGACTATGGATTCAGTAGAGATAACATCCATACGATATACTCCGGTAAAGATAAAAATACAGATAAGCGAATAATCCTGTCAACATGGCAAAGCATATACAAGCTAAGCCCCGTTTGGTTCAAAAGGTTTGGGTGTATCTTTGGTGATGAGTGTCACGGATTTGCAGCTAAGTCTCTATCAAGCATAATGAATAAAAGCCACAACGCTCAATATCGTATTGGTACCACCGGAACGTTGGATGGTACCAAGACTCACGAGATGGTGCTCAAAGCACTATATGGTCCGGTTATGAATGTGACCACAACTAAGAAACTACAAGATCAAGGCACCTTGGCGGCACTAGACATTGATATCATCCAGCTAAACTATCCCAAGCATGTGCGGGAGAGTTGGGGCAAAAAGAAGTATCAGGATGAGATCAAGTTTATTACTCAATATGAGCCCCGCAACAAGTTTATATCTAACTTATCGGTTGGACTAAAAGGAAACACCCTTGTACTGTTTCGACTGGTTGATCATGGTAAGGTTTTGTTTGACCTCACTAAGCCCCTAATTGATCCTAACCGCAAAATGTATTACATCCATGGTGGTGTAGGAACAAGCGATAGAGATGCTGTGCGACACATTGTCGAGAAGCAGGACGATGCTATCATATACGCATCCATGGGCACCTTTAGTACAGGTATAAATATACGCAACATACATAACATTGTCTTTGCTTCTCCATCCAAGGGACAAATTAAGGTACTACAGTCTATTGGAAGGGGACTGAGATTAGCTGATAACGGCACAACAACTAAGTTGTACGATATTGTTGACGATGCCCGTCATATGGGGTATAATAACTTTGCAGTTAAGCATAGTGGAGTTAGGATAAAGATTTACGAGAACCAGCTCTTCAAATTCAAATTACATGGAGTAGACCTGCATGAATAAGCTAAAGCAGTATAAGCTGTCTTCCGGGGATGAAATTGTGTGTGAGGTAGTAGACTTTACGGATGAAGGAATCATAGCTAGGAAGGTAATTCAAATCGACACAATGATACTAGAGGATGGTGTCAGAGCATATGTCATGCGACCTTGGATGTTATACCAAGACGGGATTGATCAATACACTATTATTAATAACGACAATGTAGCAGCGAGCGCAATGCCCACTCAAGGCTTAATACATCAGTATTATACCACTCTGATGACTACTCTCGAGACATATCATGACCGTGAAACTCACGGGGACATTACGGACGACGAGTTACAAGACCTATTGACCGACATAGAATACAACAACCATCATTATGAGACGTATGCACCCAATGATGATGAATCCATTGAAGCAGACTCAGATCAACCAAAGCGAGGAAACGTGTTATATTTGGATCCAATCATTCATTAATCGTACCCCTACGGGGCCTCCCAAACTACAGGTTTATTATACACGATTTTTAAATAATGTCAACACCAACCAGGAATATATATTATGAGCACGCCCAAAGTAAAACCCAAAGATAAGCCACACTATGTCAACAACGCACAATTCAGTGCAGCAGTTGTTGAGTATGTGGCTTTAGCTAACGAGCAGATAGATCAAGATCTCCCCGCCCCAATGATTCCGAATTACATCGCCGAATGTTTTCTTAAAATCGCCGAGGGTCTGTCGCACAAATCCAACTTTGTTAGATACACCTATCGAGAAGAGATGGTGATGGATGCTGTAGAGAACTGTTTAAAGGCCATCAAGAATTACAACATTGAAGCTGCTACGCGGACAGGAAAGCCTAACGCTTTCTCGTACTTCACACAAATATCGTGGTTTGCTTTCCTTCGTCGTATTAAGAAAGAGAAGGACCAGCAAGAAATCAAGCTGAAGTATATGGCTAGCACAGGTTATGAGGAATACATTAGTGATGGCGGCGAGCTTGCTAATGGCCACGTTGCTACAGCAGCATTCGTTGATCAGCTAAAGGATCGTATAGATCAAATCAAGGCTGTAGACATAGGTGTCAAGCATACTCCCCACCCCGCCCCCAGAAAACGCCGCGCAAGAAAGGTCGACAGCGATTTATCCGACTTTATCGTTGACTAAACCCCTGTATACAAGTATAATGGCCCCTTATATTAACTAAAGGAGTATGACCATCAAGTTGGCTATACTAAATGATACGCACGCGGGCGTGCGCAACTCTTCCGAAATCTTTATCGAGTACCAGAGACGCTTCTATGAAGAGGTATTCTTCCCATACTGCAACGAGAATGGAATCAAGCAAATCATCCATCTCGGAGATTATTATGAAAATCGCAAGTTCATAAACTTTAAGGCGCTGAAGGCCAACCGCATGATGTTCCTTGAGAGATTGAGGGAGTATGGTATTACTATGGATATCATTGCGGGCAACCACGATTTGTTCTGGAAGAACTCTTCCGAGTTGTGTGCTCTCAATGAGCTGCTTGGACATTATATGAATGAAGTTAACATTATTCATAAGCCCACGGTAATGGATTACGATGGGATGAAGATGGGTCTTGTTCCATGGATCAACGCCGACAACCAGGAAACGTCTTTTCACTTTTTAGATAATTGTAAAGCCGATATCATAGGAGCTCATCTTGAGCTGGCTGGCTTTGATGTTACTCCCGGCAGGCCGATGGCCCATGGTATGGGGATTGACCACTTTCAGCGTTTTGAGATGGTGTTGTCTGGTCACTATCACACAAAGAGCTCTCAAAATGGTATTTATTATCTGGGGAGTCAGATGGAGTTTTTTTGGAATGATGCTCACGACCCCAAGTACTTCCATGTGCTGGATACAGCTACTCGCAAACTTGATCATGTCATTAATCCCATCACTCTATTTGAAAAAATATATTATGACGACAGCCAACTAGCGTTGGAACCGGAAAAGTATTTCAACTGTCCACTCAATCACCTCGACCAAAAATTTGTAAAAGTTATAGTCACCAAGAAAACCAACCCATATATGTTCGATCAGTTCATTGACCGGATCCAGAATCGATCCATATATGAGCTGAAAATAGCCGAAGACTTTGCTGAGTTTCGGGGAACGGCTGTGGACGACGATGACGTCTTAATAGAAGACACATCCGCACTATTAAACAGCTACATCGATTCGGTTGATACTGAACTCGATAAAGAACACATCAAACAACAAGTGCATGAACTAATGATTGAAGCCCAGAGCTTAGAAGTATCCTAGATGATAACATTTGAAAAACTGAGATATCGAAATTTCTTGTCGACGGGTGACGCTTGGAACGAGATTAATTTTACTGCCCACAAGACAACACTCGTGGTTGGTCATAATGGGTCGGGCAAGTCTACAATGCTAGATGCTCTATCGTTTGCTTTGTTTGGTAAGGCCCACCGTAATATCAAAAAGGCCCAGCTGGTTAATAGTATCAATAAGAAGGGGACTGTAGTAGAAGTTGAGTTTAAAGTGCACGGATCCCACTTTCGAATCCATAGGTCTATTAAGCCTAATGCGTTCGAGATTTGGAAAGATGATACGATGATCAATCAGGATTCGCATGCAAAAGAATATCAAAAGATTCTTGAGCAAAATATTATTAAGCTCAACCATAAGAGCTTCCATCAAATTGTTGTGTTGGGATCATCCTCATTCGTCCCGTTCATGCAGCTAAACAGCACTAACCGAAGCGAGGTAATACAAGAGCTGTTGGACATTGGTGTGTTTAGTTCAATGTATCTTATCCTGCGGGAAAAGACCAGCCTACTAAAAGATAAGATTAGACAAAATGATTATAACATTGATATACTTGAAACCAAGATCGATGCCGCCGTAGAGAACATTAGCAAGATCAAACTGATCGGACAAGAGCAGAAGCAATCTAAACAAGTTCAGATAGACGATTGGAAATTTAAGATCGATGGTCTACAAGTAGAGAACAATTCATTACTGGCTGCTGTGGATTCTATCCAGGTAGACGCAACAGCGAGCCAAAGTAAGTTTCAGGATCAAGTGGCAGGCTACAAGGGGTTCCAGCAACAGTTCTCGATGGAGATTGCAACTCTCAAAAAGAGATCACAATTCTATGAAGAAAACGATGACTGTCCGACATGCTCTCAAGCAATTGGGCCAAAGCTCAAAGAAGAGAAACAACTGGCGGCGGCAGAACGTGACGCTGAGCTAAACCGAGGCATTGCGGAGTTAGATGAAGCTATGAGTGTGGCCAATGCTTCTCTCTCTGAGGCTCAAGTGTTACTCAAGACGGTTACAGATAACCTGGCAGCTATACAGCAGAATAATGCAAGTATAGGTCACCTAAACACTAACGTTGCCTCGGCTATGACTGAAATATCTAACATTGGTAAAGGAGCGGGGGATCTCACTGCTGCCAATAATAAGAGGAAACTACTAACTGAGGAGCTATCTACATTAGAGGAAGCTCGTGGTGATATGAGCTATCAGGCTTCATATAATCGTGTTATAGCCGAGTTACTAAAGGACACTGGTATCCGCACCAAGATAATCAAGCAATATCTTCCGGTGATTAATCAAGTTGTTAATCAGTACCTACAGACCCTAGACTTCTTCGTTAGCTTCAACCTTGACGAAAATTTCCAAGAAACTATTCGATCTCGCCACAGGGATGAATTCACATATGACTCGTTCTCTGAAGGGGAGAAGCAACGCATCGATTTGGCATTGTTGTTCACTTGGAGGATGATTGCAAAGATGAAGAACAGTGTTAGCACAAACCTTTTGTTATTGGACGAGACATTCGATTCATCTTTAGACGATGATGGTGTTGACAATCTAATGAAGATACTGTATACTTTCGACACAGATACAAATGTGTTTGTCATAAGTCACAAGGGTGAACTACTCGATGGTAAGTTCGAGAGCAAGATAGAGTTCTACAAACACAAAAACTTTAGTAAAATGAAATAGGTATATTATGCAATTATCATCTGAAACAATTACAGTGCTAAAAAACATGGCCAATATTAATCCTAATATTGTTATCCAACCCGGATCAAAACTAACCACCATAGGCGAGTCTCGAACGGTGTTTGCTACTGCCACCGTTCAGGAAGCATTCCCTATTCAAATGGGCATCTACGATCTCGATGAATTCCTTCGGGCGGTTGCCCTGGTTGATAAGGCGGATCTAACATTTAATGATAAGTATGTTCAGATAAGTGACCAGAGCAACAGAGCTTCTATTAAGTATTTCTATAGTAGTCCTGATATTTTAACTAGTCCGAAGAAAGACATTGTGATGCCTCATGCGGAAGTTACATTCACCGTCGATAACGACACCATGAATAATGTAATCAAAGCTGCTGGAGTATTCGGACATGATATGTTTACCGTCACTGCAAATAATGGTACATTGAGTTTAGGTGTAGTCGATCCCGAAGACAGCACTTCGAATGCATACTCCATCGACATCGATGGAGAATTCGAAACAGAGGACTTTAAGTTCATTATACGTATATCAAACCTTAAAATGCTGCCCGGCACATATGAGGTCAAGTTGTCGTCCAAGGAAATATCTCAGTTCACAAACGTTGACAAAGATATTACTTACTGGGTGGCTTTAGAAAAGAATTCACAGTATGGTGGATAAATTAACCAACAACAACATTATGGAGTCATATTATGTCTAAAGAAGAATCATTGCAAAAACAAGAAGCCAACGACACAACTCACGATCCGGTATATGAGTTGTCTAATCGTTCTGGCCGCAGCATGATTGCTGTAATCGATACCATCACAGCCCGTGGCGGATTCCGTGGAGAAGAGTTATCAACCATCGGTCAGTTACGTGACCAGGCATCACAGTTGGTGCAGATGTCTGAGGAATACCATAGCAAAGGTTGATTGATAATACATATATTATGGAGAAGTGAATGTCAAAAGACTTTTTATGGACGGAAAAATTTAGACCGCACACAATTGAGGATACGATACTTCCGGATAATCTTAAACAGGTTTTTCAGAAGATCGTTGACTCAGGGGAGATTCCTAACATGCTGTTCTCCGGAACAGCTGGGCTAGGTAAGACAACCGTTGCTAGGGCTCTATGTGATCAACTCGACTTAGACTACATCGTGGTCAACGGATCGGAGGAGGGAAACATAGAGACCTTGCGGGGCAAGATCAAGCAGTTTGCATCGTCGGTTAGCTTGCATGGGGGGTACAAGGTTGTTATTCTCGATGAGGCCGACTATCTTAATCCTCAATCGACTCAACCAGCACTCCGTGGGTTCATAGAGCAGTTCAGCGACAACTGTAGATTTATCTTAACTTGCAACCTCAAAAACAGAATCATTGAACCTCTACACTCTCGGTGTGGGGTATATGAGTTTAATACTCCCCGTAAGGACATGGGACAGTTGTGTGCTCAGTTTATGAGACGGTTAGAGTGGATCCTGGGGGAAGAAGGAGTTTCCTACGACCGATCTGTTGTTGCTAATATGATCCAGACACATGCCCCCGACTGGAGGCGAATTGTGGTTGAGTGTCAACGTCATAGTACTGTTGGTCTTAGTGACGATAGGGTTGTTATAAGCAACAATACAACCTATGACGTTTTGTTTGATCACCTTAAAGATAAGCAGTTCGCTAAGATGAGACAGTGGGTGGTTAATAATATTGATGTCGATACATCCACTATCTTTCGTGGCATATATGACCGGATGATGGATAGCGTTGAGCCGAATAGCGTTCCTCAGGTAGTTCTTATTCTAGCAGACTACCAATACAAGGCTGCATTCGTAGCTGATGCTGAACTCAATACCGTTGCTTGTTTAACTGAGCTGATGGTTAATGTGGAGTTCAAATGACCGGTAAATTATCTCCGTTTGCCTTCCTCAATGAGATTAACACCGGCAAGAAGGATATAATGGTCGACGATATTGCAGAGGGACAGTATGTTCCCTTTGTGGTTAATCGAACCTTATCTTACTTCAAAGAGTGTGTTCTAATCGCAAATGAGATGAACATTCACCACCACATAGATCACAAACTCCAGTTTGGCTTTTTGATAAATATAACTCGTAAACGCAAGCGTTTTACGAAGTGGTCCAAGCCCGAAGTGGATAGTGATTTGAGTGTAGTAAAAGAGTATTATGGATACAGCAATACAGATGCTAGTCAAGCTCTTTCTCTATTATCACCTGACCAAATAAAAACATTAAAAGATAAGGTGAATAAAGGTGGCAGAAGATAATCTTGTACAGTGGACTCCGGCACACATGCTGGAAATTATACTAAGTGAACCAGACGATTTCCTCAAGGTGAAGGAGACCCTAACTAGGATAGGAGTAGCTTCCCGTAAGGATAATAAGCTGTTCCAGTCGTGTCACATCCTACACAAACAGGGTAGATACTTCATTGTTCATTTTAAAGAGCTATTCATCCTCGACGGGAAGAAGGCTAATCTGGAGCAGTCTGATTTAGACAGACGCAATACAATAGCGCAGTTGTTGGCCGATTGGGGTCTCGTCGACATATCGGCACCGTCTCAGCTAGAAACATTTGCACCGCTCCGACAAATTAAAATTATTTCCTTTAAAGAGAAGGATCAGTGGGAGCTGTGTCCTAAATATAATATCGGAAATAAATGACCCCAGAAGAACACTATAATAGAATGATGGAGATGTTTGGAGAAGGTTTACCTAACCCCGAACACCACCCAACGAAATTTCAGTACTATGTTAGATTGTATAAACATCTATACTATAGTGCTGAAATTCGGGATGCGGATAACCGGTCCTGATAACCTTGCTTTTAACTAAGGAGGTAGATAATGTCTACAGCAAAAGCAATACCCCAATTCCCACACCTCGTGGGTTTCGAACAACTGTTCGAACAAATAACGCGCCCATCAAGAAAGGTGTGTTACCCTCCACACAACATTGTTAAGGTCAACGATACCCAATATGCTATAGAACTAGCTGTGGCTGGTTTTGTTATGAAAGACCTAAACATTGAACTACACGATCACGTATTAGTTATTAATGGAACTCCCAACGTAGAAAAATCTGTTGAATATATCTACAAGGGATTATCAACTCGTGCGTTTGTTAAGAAATTTGATATGGCCGACAACGTTGAAGTTGAAGGAGCTACCATTGCCCACGGCATCTTAACCATAAACCTGAACGTAGTTAGTCCAAATACTAAATCGGTACGGATTAATATCAAGGAGGAGTTATGATTAAGTATATCAAAAATGCTAGAAAACGTGACATAGGATGGGACGTCCTTTCTATATTACTATTCGTAAGTATGCCCTTCGCCATAGCATATAGTCTTGGAGTTGGTATATATTGAGGTGGTAAATATCGAACACAATAAGGGGCCATTGAGCCCCTTTTCTTGTTGACATATCCTTAATAGACGCGTATAATACATTATTCACCCGTGAACTAAATCAATAGGCTCAAATTGGATTTCTACACTAGCGTTTCTCGTTACGGCAACAACTTACTATACAGAGGATATAAAGGAGGTCAGAAGGTATCCAAGCGGATAGCGTTCGAGCCTACTCTGTGGGTCAAGAATACAGAAGGTCGATTTAAAAATAGTGGTTGGACAACACTGGACAACGAGCCAGTGTCTCCCATGAAGTTTGACTCAATGCGAGAAGCTGGAGACTTCACTAAGACTTACAAGGATGTTGGAGGCTTCAAGATATATGGTACAACCAACTTCGTTGACCAATACATAGCTAATCGTTTCCCAATAGACCTGAAGTTCGATAGGAATCTGATCAACGTGTCCACCATCGATATTGAGGTTTACTCTGACGAAGGTTTCCCTCACCCCGAGCAGGCAGCTCATCCTGTCACAGCAATTTGTTTACATAACAATGTAGACAATCGATACTATGTGTGGGCTTTCGGAGAATATACAGTACACGATGATGATGTTAAGTTTTTCAAGCATGATACGGAGCTTGAAATGCTATTAGACTTCTTACGCTTCTGGAATGTGCCCGAGCATACGCCAGACGTCATAACAGGATGGAACAGTAAAATATTTGATATGCCATACCTGATCAACAGAATGGTCAACCTGATGGGTGGCGACACTTTCAAGAGATTCTCTCCGTGGTTATCGGTTCAGCCTCGCTCGATTAAAATGATGATGAAAGAAGTTCAAGTGTATGAGATAGGCGGTATTGAGCAATTAGACTATCTTGATCTATTTAAGAAATTTGGTCTATCGTATGGCCAACAAGAGTCCTATCGATTAGATCATATAGCTCATGTGGTGCTTGGGGAGAAGAAGCTGTCGTATGAGGAGCATGGCACTCTCCAAAATCTTTACAAGAACGATCACCAGAAGTACATTGATTATAACATCCAAGATGTTAGATTAGTGCAGCGCCTAGAAGAGAAGATGGGATTGATTACCTTGGCAATGACGATGGCATATCGTGGCGGAGTAAACTACTCTCAAGTGTTTGGTACCACGGCCATATGGGACGCTATCATTCACAGGCAGCTGCAAGAACGCAACATGGTTGTTCCTCCTAGGAAGGATTCTATCAAGGTGAAGTATCCTGGGGCGTATGTAAAGGATCCGCAAGTTGGTATGCACAATTGGGTGGCATCGTTTGACCTAGCGTCTCTGTATCCTAATCTTATTATTCAATACAATATGAGTCCCGAGACAGTGCACGATGTTTTACCTGGCGTCAACGTCGACACATTCTTGAACAACAGGCTCATTCCGCCTGAGCTGTATAGGGAGGATTTGACTCTATCGGCTTCTGGGCTACGGTTCACTAACGCCAAGCAAGGAGTTATTCCAGCAATCGTCGAGCAGTACTTTAATGAGCGCAAGGAAATTAAAGGAAGGATGATTAAGTGCAAGCAGGAGTATGAAGAATCTCCATCCAAACGTCTTGAGAATGA